GGACTCGAACCGCTGACATCCTGCTTGCAAAGCAGGCGCTCTACCAACTGAGCTATAACCCCGTGAACCCCGGAGGGTCAGTGATCGTGATCTTCAGGGAGATTTGCTTCGATCTGTTCATCTAGTTGTCGAATGAATTCTCTGATGACAATTGTTCGTTGTCCTGGAAATTCGTAACTATCTTGTTTAGTATATTGAAACAGAGCAGCACGAATCAATGCAGCATCGTGGATATTTAGTTTTACATCGATGTTAATGTCGCAACTCACAGGTCTCCCTCCATGTTTAACTCATTCCATGCGATCCAAGATCGGGGAACGTTACAAATAATTGACTCATCCATAAAAAATGGTACACTCATAGATCGTTTCGCTTGTATTAGTGAATTATAGGCTTGTTGGGAAGCATCTTTTTCTTCTTCAGTAGAACCCATTGACAAATGCGTATGTGGATGTTGAGATACAATTTGAGAACCTAAGTCCATCACATCATCAAAAACTTCCTCAGTTAATGGTTTCATGTGCTCATGTGTCTCATTAGCAACACAACCTACAAGTGCTTCAATAATTTGAACTTGCCTATCATTAAGTTCAAGAGTGTAACTCACAGGTCTCCCTCCGCACGGTTTTCAGAATGATGAACATCAAACTCTCCACCAGGATAACGTGCTTTGAGTTTGTCAACGTTCATCTCAATGACTTCATCAAAGGTGGTGTCAAGTGCCATACATGCTTGAGCAAGATACCAGCAGATATCACCCAGTTCACGCTTCATATGAAACACATTCTCTTCATTGTAAGGTTTGCCTTGCAGGAAGATCTTCTTTACAACTTCAGTGAACTCACCAGACTCTGCAGTCAACCCGAGAGCAGCAGTAAGAAGTTGCGTTACATTGGTTCCCGTTGCTTCCAACTCACTAAGATGAGAAGCAAGAACTGGCCAATCAAGACTAGGAGTGCTTGTAACTCCCTCTACAAACTCAAGATACTTTTCAGTGTCAACAGTCATGAAAATTTAAACCCCTCAAATGATTTCTTCGGTTTTTGTTCCTCATAAGTATACTCCTCTTCCTTACCGCTGTCAAGGATGTCATTCTGTGCTGACTGCTCACAATCATACAGACGCATCTTTGCACGATCAACACCAACTACAAATCTCTTGTTCATGTTGAGATCATTATATCTATTCTTCAACTGCTTCACCATAATTTGTCCCAACTCCTCAAGCTCATCTGTAGAAATAAGGGCAAACATAAGATCAGCAGTAGCAGGCAACCCAAAGGACTCACTAGTATCAGTGAGCTCAACATCGCTGCTACCATAACCTGAGCGAGTGGTCTGCGTGGCAGAAACGATAGGGAGGTTTGCTTCCACAGCCAACCCTCGAAGCTCTTCAGCAATTGCTTTGATATAAGAATATGAATTGACATTGCTGTTTCCGCGATAGCGGGAGGAAGCACATATATTAAGGTAATCAATGAAAATAATATCAGGTCTAAATGACTTCTTAAGTGCAAGTTCATTAAGAAGTGATTTGAAGTGTCCACTGTGTGCAGATGCTGTAGGATATTCTTTGATGATAAGAGTTCCTTGTGTCTTCTGAGCAAGGTTTGTCACCTTGTTCTCAAACATGACTTTAGGAAGATCAGTAATCTCCTGAATATTTACATTCAAAAGATTAGCATCGATACGTTCCGCAATCTTTTCTTCAGACATCTCACAAGTGATATACAAAACGTTTTTACCTTGGAGTAAAACAGCAGAGGCAAAATGACACATAAACAAAGACTTACCAACACCAGTGCCAGCAAGCGCAATATTAAGAGTCTTGTTTGGTAACCCACCCTTCGTGATCTTATCAAAGAATTCAAGATCAAAGGGTATTGTGTCTTCTTTGCGGTGATAAGATTCGTATCTTTCTTCATAGTCTTGTAGATAGTCATGACCGATATGAGTATCAAAAGAAACTGCTAATGCATCAGATAGGATACTAGGGATAGCACCACGATCCTTTGATTCATCTTTACCATCAGCCAAGGCAATCGATTCAATCAATGCAAGATAGATAGCACGATCCTTACACCAATTTTCTGTGGTGCTAAGTAACCATTCATAATCAGTAGGCACATCCTCAAGATAACTAATCAGTTTAGTAATCTCCTGAAAGGAGGTGTCATTAATATCTTGGCGCTTTTCTACTTCAATATAAAGAACTTCTTTTGTTGTTACTTTATTATATTCATTAACAAAGTTTAGAATTTCTTCAAACACAACTTTTTGATGAGGATCCTCAAAGTAATCTGCCTTGATAAAAGGAATTACTTTGCGAAGATACTCTTCATTAAAAAGAAGATTACGCAGAACTAGAATTTCAACTTTGTCCATGTGGTATATCAAATACAAATGTTATTCTGGTCTCGTCTCCCAGATTTACTGTGCCATGAGGCAGTTTATTATTGAACCATAATAGTGTTCCTGGTTCTACAATAATGTTTTCACCACCACAAAAATATTGATACCTACCAAGGATAGAAAGGTGATACCTATCTCTGGTTAGGTAATAACTCCCTTCATCAATATGAGCACCAACAATATCGCCAACAGGTAAAGAAAGAAAACCGCATCTATGAATTTCTGCTTTCTTAAAATGCTTGCGTATGATCTTTCTTATCTCACTATGGTGAGCATATGCTGGAGTCTTTACGTTGATCTCAGAGTCACCCACAAAATCTTCTTTGTTTTTGACCCCTCCCATTATAAGTTGAAGAGCACTAACTGGCAAGTCAGCAAACCCTCTATCAAGAAGAGATTGGGTATCCTTCAGATTTTTCTGATGGTCCCAATCCTGTGGATATTTTTTTAACTGATCAATTACTTTCTTGACCTTTATTCCGGTCTTTAATATTCTTAAATTGTTTAAGGTACTTGTCACTTTCAATGTCAGTAATTAGGGTCATTCCAGAATCAATAAAACATTGGCTCTTATCAACACTATGTCTGGTGTTACGAACCATAACTGAATTCCTCCTTTGCGATTTCGTCTAGTTTTTGCATCACCTCTGGGGTGAAGTATTGTTCTGGATCTTTGTATATTGCCTTAGCATATACCTTTTTACCATCTATCTCATATCTACCAGCAACGTTCTTCCAAAGTCCGCCTTGAGGCCACTACCTCCTCCCATTTCTTTAGTTGGTACGTAAGCTCCGATGACATCGTATGTGTGATTTGTGACAATGAGCGGAACATTTGCTTGTCCTAGTTTGAGTGTGAGCATTCGGAACGCACCTTTGACCAGTTGAGATTTGGTCATGTCACGAACTTGTTTGTCGTTTAGTGCGTCGGTGATTTCTTTCTCTGTGGAAAGCATCCCCAAAGAGTCTAACACAAACATACATGGTTTGCGTTCGTCTTCAGGTTTTTTTAAGTATATATCTACTGCCTTAAGTGCCTTAGTCCTGAACTCCTCAATCGTAACAACATTAACAACAACTAGACGTTCTAAGTCTATACCACGACTTGCGATAAGATTCTTGTTAACAGCGGCTTCAGTGTCAAAATATAAACAATACCCATCAGGATTAGAATCAAGGAAATTTTTGACAACCGCAAGCGAGAAGAAAGTTTTTCCAGTGCTAGATTCGCCAGCAATGGCAGTAATCTTATTCCCAGATACACCGCCAAATATAGACCCTGAAACAAGTCCGTTAAAAATGTACGAACCCGTGTCCACAAACTTTTCAGAGTCGTCGATGTCTGCTGCGAGTCTTGTGTAGTCATCTCCGATCTCTTTTACAATCTCTTTTAAAAAATCCATAAGTCACTCAAAAATATAATGTTGGTTTTGAGATTTAAAACTTTCAACCTGTTCTTTGGTCTTAAAGAACTTAAAAAGTTTTACATCTGAATGTTCTTTAAGTTGATATTTTACCTCAATCATAATACAAATCCAAATTCTTCACGGGCAATTTTCTTATAAGGTCCACCAGGATTAGCATCACGAATGTCCTTAATTTTCTTCAGTTTTTGGTACAAAGAAGTGTCTCCACCAAGGCGGAGAGCACTTACAATAGTAGCAAGTTCTTTGTCGGTAATAGGCAATTCCATTAGGAAAAAAATAGTTCTAAGTTGATAGTTTTCTCTACACTCCATCCAATAGAGTCTAGGATTATTTTAAGTGGTTCAAGGAAAGATTTCTCAAATTGTAAGTCATAATCAAGGTATTTGTCAATGTCAAGTTCCTTAGGAAAATCTTGAATGAATGAGATAACATTCTCATGCATTGGATTTGGTTTTTTCAAATAACAGAACTTGATCTTCTCACCATTTTGAATGAGTGAGTATTTGTTAGTAAGTTTCTTTTCCTTGAGATAGTAATTATAAAGTAGGGCACCTCGAACATGGATTGGAGTTCCTTTGATATAGATTGTAGAAGAACCCTTATACTTAGTCACATCAGAAACTGAACGCGGGAATGAGATTTGTTCTGGTGGCAGACTCTTAAACTCTGCACGAGACTTGTCAATAAAGTCAATCACATCCTCCTCAGTTCCACTCATCATCAATTGCAATGCCTCCTTAATCATACGACGACAAGGAGCAGGTGTAGAGGACTTTACAGCCTCAATACCCATCATCTTAAGTTTGGGTTCTGTGTATTGTACACCCTCACTATTCCACACATTAAGAATATATCGCTTCTTCGCAGTCCAGATACCACGGTCGGCAATATTCTCACGCTTCATTTGCATCTTCTGGTCATACGCATTAACATACGATGCCAGTTTTTCATATGATGATTCGATAAATGGTTCAAGTTTCTCTTGGCAGATCTTATCAAGTATTCCCACAATCGCTGCTTTGTCGCCAGACTTAGCACTAAAAAATTTATCAACAAGAGGTCCAAAATTAATATAGATCGAATCAGTGTCAGATGCGATAACATAATCAACATCCTCTGTTTTCAACAAAGTATTTAGATACTGGTTGGTCTTGTTCTCAATCCAGCGGATAGAGACTTGACCAGAAAGCGTAATCGCTTCCGCATTGGCCAATTTGTAATACCTAAAATACTGATTACCGATTGCACCATAAGCAGAGTTGAGCGAAATCTTCTTAGCCATCTGAATATTGTTGCATCGCGCAATCTCTTTCTCCAGTGCCTTAGTAGGGGTCTTTTCATACTGTTGCTTAGCAGCAAGCATTTTCTTTTTAAATACAACCCGATCTCCATACATCTTTTCCATTAACTGAGGTAGGAACCCACGCACGTCCTTACGGAACATTGCACCATTAGGACATACTGCATAGTCTTTATACAGTTCAAAGTTCACTTCCTCATCAAGGATTTTATCAACTGAAGCCGTTGGGTGTCGTTCCTCAATAAGGGTCTCTGGAGAGATGTTGTACTGCATAATAAGATGAGGGTAGAGAGAGTTAAGGTCAAAAGACACAACCCAATCATACTTTCCTGGAATCGGTTCCTTAACATACGCCCCCGCGTATTTCTCATTCTTTTGCGATTTACCTCTTGGAGGAATAACAATGTCTTTTCTTTTAAGGTCATTGTAGATAATATTGTCCCACATACGGACTTGATAAAATACATCTGCATAATTTACCTTAGCATCATATGCCATGGTCAATGCAAGTTCAATCAATTTCATCTTGTCTTCCAGACGGTCAACAAGTTCTACGTCAACTATATTATATTCAATAAACTTTTGCCACCCTTTAGTATAGAAATCTTTAAAGGTGTCAAACTCAGAGTGATCTAGTTTCTTTTGACCTAACTCCACCTCTGCTATGTAGTCAAGACGATATGACTCTTGTGCTTTATAAGTAAACTTCTTATACAGATCGAGATAATCAAGTTGAGTTAATCCACCCACATCAAAAACCGTATGAGTGCGACCCTTAATCTGAACTTCACCCTCTGTCACCAAACCCCAGGTGGAGAATCTCTTCATTAACTTTTCTCCAAGCACTCGATTGAGACGCTTGCAGATATAAGGAATATCAAACAGTTGAATGTTCCAACCAGTCACCACATCAGGGACATCTTGCATCCAATAATTGATGAAGTGACTCAACAGATCATGTTCTGATGGACAATGATGATAAGTTACATTCTTCTGTTTGTTAATGAAAGGTTTTACACCCCAAGTAATGATTTGCTTAGTAGTATAATCCTGGATTGTAATAGCAAGAATTTGCTCTGCTGCAGCCTGAACATCAGGAAATCCGTTCTCTGCTGTTGTCTCAATGTCAAGAGTAATTAGTTTGATCTTACTAATATCAAACTTAATTTCATCCTCAGGATATTTTTCAGAGATGTATTGATAGATGTATCGGTCATTACCATAGATGTCAAATCCTTCTACA